CTGTCTGTAGAGTGCTTGCGGACGAGGGTTCGATTCCCTCCGCCTCCACCAGTACACTGTTTTAAATCAAGCACTTATGTGTTTGATGCCGTCAAAGTTGGGGTTGATTTGGGCCGTTTTGGCTCGGTAATGCCAACATAATGACAGCGTGATCAGGACGCCCCGGATATTTTCGCGGCGTCCTTTTTCTTTCCGTAGACCGCTTCCGCACGGCTGCCGGCCTGGTCGTCGGCATCAGGCATCCACCGGCCGTAGCGCCGGATGATCATCGACCAGTCCGCGTGCCCCATCTGCTGCGCGACCCACATCGGATGCTCGCCCGACGACAGCATCATACTCGCGTAGGTGTGACGGGTCTGGTATGGGTACCGATAGCGCACACCCGCGCGCTTCAGCGCCCACGTCCACAGGGTCTTGCGGATCGGCTGGTCGCCAGCCCAGCGCGCGAGCGTTTGCGGATTCTGGAACACCTCGTTGCCGGCCAAGTACGTGTGCGCCTTCTGCGCCATCAGCGCGTCCAGCGCCGGCTGCAGCAGCTTCACCTCGCGCCGGCCTGCATCAGTCTTCGTCACCTCGGGCTTATCAGCGTGCTGCGTCATCGCACGCGACACGCGCACGACGCCGCGCAGGAAGTCGATGTCACTCCAGTCGAGCGCGACCAGCTCGGACGTGCGCAGCCCTGTCCAGAACGCGAACTGCACCAGGTTGCGGCCCTGCCCGTCCAGCGCGGCCAGGATCGCGGCCTGCTCGTCCCGGTCGAATGGGTCGATCTCATCCTCTTCCCTGGGCTCATCCTTCCGCCGGTACGTGTACCCGGCCAGCGGGTTCGCCTCGAGCAGTTCGTCGACGTCGACGGCATCCTGCAGCGCGGCGCGCATCACGCTCTGGATGTTGCCCAGCGTCTTGTTACCGGCCGGGTACGCGGCCAGTTTGTCGCGCATGTGCTTCCTGCGGAATTCGGTGAGCGTCAGCTTGCCGAACCACGGATCCAGCTTGCCGATCACGATCTTGCGGTAGGTGTCGTACGTGCTGGCCTTCCGCTCCAGCTTCTGGCGATCCAGCCACGTGTCCAAGTAGTCGCCGACCGTCAGCTTGTCGCCGGGCGCCGCCTCGGCATCTGCGAACCGCGCCGCGATCTTCGATTCCGGGAACGTCGCCCGGTAGTCGAATGTGCCGCTGGCGATCGCGTGCAGGATCGCCGCGCGGTGCTGCTCGGCCCGCTTCAGGTTAGCGGGCGTGGGCTTGAGCTGGACCCTTTCCCGGCAGCGGACACCCCGATACATGAAGCTGATTTCGATGCTGCTTTCCGACGCAGCTTTAACACCCCGCCCGTTTCTACCCATTCCTCATACCCTTCCACGATGATCACGATGCGCCCGTCTGGCGCCTTCTTCCAAACTTGGCCTTCCACCCAGATTCCGTCACGGATCTTCGAACGGATGGCGTCCTCGGTGTATCCGGACTCGACCGAAAATTTCGGGATTGTCACATAGCGCAGCATCTCCCCTCCCCTATTCCATTCCAGCATCCGGCCGCTGCCGACGCTCGCCGTACACCTGCTGTTCCCGCGTCGGCGGCGCCTCCTGGGGCACCGTGCCGCGCCGCTCGTATCGCGGCCGGCGCCGGTCGTTCACCGGGCTGGTGAAGTACGACGACACGCCGCGGCGGCGGTCTGCTTTTCGTTCAATCATCCATCTCTCCTTTCGTCGACGTCGGCCACGGGCACCGGCTCAGAGGGTGGCTGCCGCCGCACCGCGTGCACTGCGCGCGCGGCGTCGACGTCCACATCAGGCACCACAGCCACAGGGCGATGGCCGGGTTCACGATGCGTCGCCTTCTAGCGCAGCCGCGCGGGCCTGCTCGTACTGCCGGCCGCTGTCCGGATCCAAAAAGCTGGCCCGGATCGCAGTCACGCAGTCGTACGCGCTCACGTTGAACAGTGCCCCGCCGTTCAGCCGGGTCACGATAATGGCGATGTGCCACAAGTCGTCGTCGCTCATGGCGTCGATGGGCGCGCCGGACCGCTGGGAAAGCAATGTGGCATGCTGGCCGACCAAATCAGTAATCTGCAGCTCAAGCGCGGCCGCGTCAGGATCGCGCGATACATGCTCGGCCCATTCACGCGCTTCCAGCGCCGCTGCCATCTCGCGCACGGCGAGGCGCAGGCCATCGTCCGAGCGTGCGGGCCGCTTACGGTCGCACATCGCGCAGATGTCGTGCGTCTTCACCGGCCCGGTGTAGAAGTCGCACCAAGCGTTCGCGCCGCACTCGCACTCGTTGTTCTGTTCAGGCAGATGCGCGCGCACCTGCGCAGGCGTCCCGATCGCGATCACGCGGTCGCCGCCCGGGATGGGGATGATGTTCGAAGCCGTCTTCGTGCACTGCTGCAGGCCGACGGCCGCCGCGATCAGGTTCACGCGCATGGTGTCGCAGGGGTCGATTATGTTGTTCATCTGGATCCTTTTCACAGTTCGCTTTCGGAGAACAGGCGCGGCTGCACCGCCCCGTTCTGGTAGACCACGTCCATGACGGTCGTCGCGATCGGCTCGTCACCTTCCCAACCCTGCGGCCAGGTCCCTGCCGCGATCAGGTCGCGGATCCGTGCCTCTTCCTGCGAGTTGATCAGGTCGATTTCGGGCCGCCCCAACCGGCGTGCCGCTTCGTTGATCTCGGCCTGGATGCCGAGCACGCGCTCGAGGCCCATCTGGCGCGCCTCGAGCGTGAGCGGCCCCATGCGCTGGGGATTCTTCGCGATGCTCCCATCCTTCAGCAACTCGGCGCCGGCCTTGCGCAGTCGGTGCTGCGGTTCGCGCAGCTCGCGCCACAGCGGCCGTAGGCCCTTGAGGGGCGCCAGGTACGACCAGGCCGGCAGTAGCAGCACGCTGTCGAGCGCCTTGTCTTCCTGGGCAAGCGCACAGCCGATGCAGCCCGTGCGCGCGTTGATCTCCTCGGCCTCGTTCCCGCCATACGCGTCCGCGATCATGGCCGTCGACCAGTCGCCGAACTCGGCCGCCGGCGCCCAGTGTTTCAGCCACTCCCACACGTGGCACACGCGCCAGTGCAGCAACGGCGCCAGCGTAGCCAGGCGCCCGCGCAGACCTTTGGCGTTCGGCAGCACCTGCTGGTACCAGCCCTGGCCGCATTCGGCGCCGTCCTTCCCACACGACATTTCGATGCGGCGGTCGCGAATCGCGCTCTCGCCCTGGCGCACGCCGGTGATCATCAGGATCTGGCCGTCCAGCTCGTCGAGGCGATCGCGCAGCGCCTGCTCCATCGGGTCGATCTTGATTTGGCGCGTGCACCAGCGAAGCGTGTTGTTGTTCGGCGGCGGCACGCCGCGGCCAAGGATGTACACCATGAAGCGCTTGTCCATCGGAGCGGTGACCACCTCGACGCGGATGCCGCGTTCTTCCAGCTCGTCCATGATGTGGCGGGCGGCCACGGCCAACGGAATCAGCTCCTGTCGCGTGTCCGCGTAGAACACGGTCAGCGACTTCGGGCGCGGAATCTTGCCGGCGTCCAGCAGGTACATGATCAGGGTGAGCGTAGCCGAGCTGTCCTTGCCGCCCGACCAGGCCACGCCCCAGTGTTCATGCTCGGCGCCGTAGGCTTGCAGCGACTGGATCGTCAGCTCGATCGATTCTGTCATCTGCAGGCGGCGCGCGCCGGCGCCGAAGATGTCAGCCTGGTTCACGATGTCAGCTCCCGATAAAGCTGCTCCATGAGATCAGCCGCTTTCGTGCTGATCCGCCCCTTTTTGTTCGGTAGGATCGATGGCACGTTTTCCCCGAGCCGCGCGGCCAGTTCCGCCAGCCGCTGCTCGATCTGGTGCTGCGTGTAGCCCTCGTCACGCAGCTTGGCCAGCAGCTTCATGGTCGGCTTGGCGCACTCGCACTTCAGCTTCTCGAACAGGCGCTCGACCAGGTACGCGCTTCGCACGGTTACGAAGTCGCGCTTTATCTGCAGCGCCGGGACTTTGGCCTTGCTGCCGAGCTGCGCCGCGAGGTAAGCCCGGGTGTATCCGTCCGCGATCAGCTGGTCGAGCATCTTCCAGGTGGCCTTGCCCGGCACCAGTGCGCCGTCGCCGGCAGCGGCCGGCGTCACCTTCAAGATGGCGCGCTCCGTCGAGGCGCGAATGTTTGTCTTGCGGCCCGAGATGATGTCGGCCAGCACGGTATCGGCCACGTCGCACGCCGCGCCGACAGAACGGCGCCCCACTCCCTGCGCCGACAGCGCCTTCAGGTGCGAGCGTGCCTTCGCGGCCGGCACGATGCCGTTCCCTTCGCCGGCGGCGCGCGCGATCTTTCGGGCTGCCTCATAAGCGGTGTTCGCGCTCCGGCAGCGGAAGCAACGGCAGCCGGCCCTGTAGCGCAGGCGGTCGCCGTGGTCTCTGCCGGCGGCAAGTTCCGCGATCGGCCTGAGGCCGCGGAAGCCCAGCGGATTCTGGGATAACTGGCTCACGATTCGTTCCTCGCATGGCTGCGCGCCCTCTGGACGTCGACCGCCAGTTGCCGGTCGGCGACGGACGCATACAGTGCACTGTAGGACCAGGTCGTATCGCGGAAGACACGACCGTCCTCGAAGTCGCGCGTACAACCCAACACGTCGTTGGCGATGTCCTTGTCCTCGTTGTCGCGGATCGTGAACCGGCTCAGCGCGTATTCAACGGCGCCGCATCCCTCGTTCCAGTCGCCGCGAACATCCTCCATCGCCACGGCCAGGTCGAGACGTTGATCGCGGCCGCGCAGGGCCTCCAGCACATCGCGCCATTCGGACTCGATCGGCAGGCCGTAGCGCTGGATGATCGTCACCAGTTCGAGGTCGGCGCGGCGCTTGGCAAGCTTCTGCGCTGCCTCACGCTCGGCCGCAGCACGTGCGCGCTCTGCCTCCACCTGTGCCGACGCCTCATACTCGCGATAGCGCGCCAGCAGAGTGTTATAGGTGTTCGTCGCAGCCGTGAAGCCGTCGTCCGTCCTGCACTCGCGCGCGAGGTCGGTTAGGTAGCCCGCCGGGGTAGTGATGTTCTTCGGGTAGCGCGACCGCGACTTAGTATCGCGCTGTGACCAGCTGCGCGGCATGCCGATCTCATCCATTACGGCCTCGACGTGGGCGCGCACCGCGGCATTGTTCGCGATCGCCGGCAGGTTACGTTCATGAGTAGCCACGTCAACCGCGCGTGCCGATTCCAGTTCCCGCATGGCTCGCGCGGCAATCTGGTCAATGGATGGCGTGCGGTAGGAGCTGATGCTCGACGCGTAGCTCTGGGGCGACGCCATGCATTTGCCGACCGCGCCGCACTGTTCCAGCGGCATAATTTTCAGTACGGCGCTCATGCTCAGGCCGCCTTCCGCATGTTGTCCGGGAACAGGTCGTCAGCCGTCTTCGCCTCGGGCGCCGTCAGCGTCAGGTCGATGTCGCGCGCCATGAATTCGCAGATCGCGCCGACGTCTTCGGTGTCCGGATGCGCGATGATGCGGAAGGTCAGCACGACCGAGCCGCCGTTCTGGGCCTCGATCTTGAAGTGGTCGATCTTGCAGTCGTGCAGGACGATGTTGCTGTCGCCGCCCAGCCCGTAGTCGATGGTGGCCGTGTAGCCGCCACCTTCCCAGTCCCATTTGATGGCACCCATCTTCGGGTAGCGCAGCACGGTCAGGCCGTCGCCTTCCTGCACCTGGTCGACCAGGTCGGGGTTTTCGTCCTTCTTGAAGAGGTGCTGGCGCAGCTCGTGGTGGAAGTGGATCAGCACGCTACTGGGGCACGTGGCCTCGATCTTGAGGTCGAGCGCCGGTTTCGTGTCTTCGCCGTGCTTCTCCGCGCGCGGGTTCAGGTTGGCGAGTTTTACGGTCTGGGAAAGGTCGAACATTGGTTACATCTCCTGGTCCTGGTTGGAGTGGTTGGTAGGGTGCTGCTGGTGTTTCAGGTAGGCGCGCCGGATCCGCTCATCCCAGCGCGCCTGCGCGGCCGGGTCGCGGTCCAGCTGCGCGCGGGTGGTTACTTCGCACAGCTGCTTCACGCGGTCGGCGGCGGCTTTCTCGCCGTCGACGCCGAGGAAGCGCTGGAAGTCCTGTTCGCGGCAGCGCAGGATCGTCCAAAGGAAGGCGCGCTGGCCGGCCATGTCACGCGGCCTTCGCCTGGGCCAGGCTGTTGACGTGGCGGATAAGCGCCGCGCAGATGGCCGGGAAGTCGGCTTCGTGGTAGAGCTTCGCCGACTTGTCGGTGGCGGCCGGTGCGAAGCCCAGGCGCGCCAGGCCTTCAGCGGTAAGCGTAATGGGCGCCAAGCGCTCGTTGATCTGGCCAAGGCGCACCGTCGCTTCGTCGTCCAGGACGGCGGCGCGCGCAGCGGCGATTGGCGTCACCTGGGCCGGTGCTGCGGGAGGGTTTTCGATGGTGGGCGCCGGCGTGGCCGCTGCCTGTGCTGCTGCCTCTTCACGTGCGCGCTGCTCGGCTTCGGCGCGGGCCTGGGTGGCTTCCTGCTCAGCGCGTAGGCGTTCGGCCTTCTCGGCTTCCTGCCGCTGGTGGTTCTCGATGCGGGTACGCACGGCCAGCTGGAAGTCTTCATCGGCCTTCTGGATCACGGTCTGCAGGTCGGCGAACAGGAATTCGAAGCCGGCGGCGTGCTCGCGGTACCAGGTCAGGCGGCCACGCACCGCCTGGGCGACGGCGTCAACGGCGATCTTCGCGTTGGCCAGCTCGGTGTCTACGGCATCCTGTAGCGTGGCCAGGGTGCGCTTGTTCTTCATGGCGCCAGCGAAGTCCCGGGCTTGGAACACCAGGCGCAGCGGGGCAATCTCCTGCTCGAGCGCGGCGACGTGTTCCTGGAAGGCCAGCTTCACCTGGGCTAAGATGCCCGCCTTGATCAGCTCTTTCTTGTCCTTGACCGTGTTCGACAGCGTCAGGCGCTTGGCGCGCATCTGCTCGCGGATGTGGTCGATCGTGCGCATCAGCTCGGCGATGTCGGCGGTCTGCTCGAGCGCGGCGCGCTTCGCCTGGTCCAGGTCCTTCTCGGCCTGCTCGCAGAATTTCACGGTCGCTTCGGCGTTGGCGAAGTCTTCGTCGGTGACCAGGTCGGTCTTGATGCTGGCGATGAAGCGTTCGGCCCGGGCCTGGAAGGCCGGCAGGTTGCTTGTAGCAACCTCGCCGCGGATCTGGATCACCAGGGCCGGCAGCGACATGATCGGGTCAGCCTCGGGCTTCGATGCATATTCCTTCGGTTCATACACGGCCAGGTCGGCTTCGAACTGGGCCCAGCCGGCTCGGATGCGCTCCTGCCAGACCGGGTCGGGCAGAACCCACAGGTACACGAAGTTATCCAGGGTGCCGTCCGAGCACACGAACACGACCTTGCTGCAGCCGGTGACCATCATGATCTGCTGGCACTGGGGCATGTACTCGTCCGGCAGCTGGCCATCGTCCACGGCTGCGGCCAGGGCCTCGTTCCACTGCTTGTGCTCGAAGGCGACGTCTTCGGCCATGGTCAGGCCGTCGCAGGACGCCGACAGCAGGCCATCCGAGCAGGTGACCGGGTACAGCTCGGTACCGATCAGGTCTTCGACCAGCGGGCGCGCCAGCGCTTCGACGTGGTGGCCGTGGTCCAGGATGTTCTTCTGCACCCAGTCGCTGAACTGCTGCGCGGTGCCGGTCGCCTTCATGTGCAGCAGCTCGGTGCGCGAGACCTTGCTGGACAGGCCGAGCATTGCTGCGGCTTCGCTGGCGCCGCGGCGCTCCAGGCGGAAGGCCTGCCAATCCGGCGAGCCCTGGACGAGATTGTGGATCTGCATGTCGTTTCCTTGGTGAGGTGAGGGTGGTTCCCGCTTGCGCGGGAACGCGGCGGTTTAATCGTTTTCGTGGGCCCAGGCGTCGATGGTCAGCTTCTGGTCTTCGGTGAGCAGTTGACGGGTCTCGATCATTGCGACCAGCTCGGGAACGGTCTTCTTCTTCGAGACGATCTGCTGACGCCAGCCGGCCTTGTTCTTGTCGAAGTTCTCGGGCGTGCACGTCGGCAGGTCGCCGCGCTCGGATGCCGCACCATTCGAGCTGGTGGCGGTGGTAGCCGCTGCGCGGCCGCGCACCTCGCCGGTGTCTTGGTCGACGGCGCCGCCCTGGTCGTCGTCGCCGTTGTCGATCACAACCATGTCGCTGTCGATCGTGAAGTGCTTGCCGGCGTCCACGGCGGTCGCGACATCGACGGCGCGCTGCACCTCGATGGACTTGGGCATGTACTTGAGTACCTGGAGCAGCACCACTTTGCGGGCGTACATCTCCATGTTCTGGCCGTTCTTCTCCAGCGCGTAGTGGCGGCCGCCGACCTTGTTGAACTTGTTCAGGTGCTTCACCACGCGGTCCATGGTCCAGACCTCGATGACCGGGTATTCGCTGCCGTTCACGCGGCCGACGGCGTAGACGTGGGTGATGTCCTCCCAGGTGTCGCCACCGCTGCCCGGGCGGTGCTTGATGAAGGGGCGGTCGCCCAGGGCCCAGTCGAAGTCGTCGCTCTGGTAGACGGCGCCGGTCCAGACGGTGGCGCGGCCGGCGCGTGACACCAGGTCGACCAGACCCTGCCAGCCCGGGACGAAGGTTGCCTTGTTACCGTAGGGGACCAGATAGCCCTGACCGCCCACGCCGATCTCCAAGCCCAGCTGTGCAGCCACGACGACCGAGCCGAAGATGCTGTGCAGGTCGCAGCGCTGCAGCGCCGGGTTCTGGCTGAAAGCGGTCATGGTCAGGCGCACCATGCGGTCGGGGCTGATGTGCTTCGGGAGCGCGTTGGCGATCTGGCCTTTGTACTTGTCCAGGAACGTGCTCAGGCTCTTGGCTGGGCTGACGGCTACTTGGGTATTGCTGCTCATGGGTGCTAGTTCCTCTTATGGTTAGAAGCCGTAGACGTAGGTCCGCACGGCGCGGGTGATTGCCTTGCGCGGCTGGAAGCCGGCGCGCAGCGAGAGGCGGTACTGGTTCAGGATGTGGCGGAACATGGCGTTTCCTCGGTGTTGGTGATGGGTTACCAGGTGCGAATCTGATTGCGACGCCCGACCAGCTGCACGGCGTGCACACGCATGTTTTTTTCCATGCCGATCAGGTCGGTGCGCAACTGGCTGTAGTGGTCGGCGTGCGCCTCGGCTTCAGCGATCTGCAATTCGATCAGCCACAGCGAGAACGGCTTGATGATCTTGCGCACCAAGCGGCGCGCGATGCGGACGGCGGCGATCATGCGGCGCTCCCGGTGACAGCAGCTTTACCGTGCTGGAACACCAGCCACATGGCGGCGGTGGCGCCGTGCTGGGTCATCATCTCGACCGCCCAGGCCTCGAGCTTGGCGCGCTCTTCCGCCACGTCGCAGTGACCACAGTCCAGGTAGCCGCCCAGGTCCTTGGACAGGCTGCCGGTGTCGTTGCAGTGGATGCACTTCATGCCGCGACCCGATCAGCTTCGGCGCGCGCAATGCGGTTGTCGTCGCGGGACTCGGCGCGGCGGCACTCCATCGCTTCCACCTCAAGGATCGCTTCGGCCTCGGCCTCGCCGAACATCACGGCGTGCACGACGTCGGCGAAGGTCTTCCCCAGCACAGCGCGCTCGGCGGCCGGCGTCATTGCGGCCAGCACCAGGTTGCCCAGGTCGGCGGCATGCGCCAGGTAATCGAGAACCGAATCGGAGACTTCGCGCAGCACGGTCGCGTCTTTCGCAAGGAGCATTGCGCGGCGGGTGGCCAGGTTCTTTCCAGCCAGGTCCGCGATCAGCGCGTCGCGGTCTTCTTCGGTCGGGTGGTAGCGGTCCATCGGGGGTCTCCAGTTCGGCGGCTCGGCGGGCGCTGAGCTCGGTTGCGATAGATCACATTATTAGCTGTGCTTTTTATCGTGTCAAGAGCATTGCTTATATTTTTGCGCGAGAGAAGTTTCCTGTCTGACCCAAGACGTAAAAAAGCCCGCTCGCGGCGGGCTGGAAGGGAGTGACGGTGCTTAGTGCGCGGCTAAGGCGGCAACGCTGGGGTCGTTCACCGGGAGTTGTACCGTGACCATGCGCCCAGGATTCTTGCCGATGTAAGGAGATGCTGCAGTCATGAGAAACGGAAAGATGAATCGAAGGTCACCGCTTGAACCCGTACTAACTATAGAAACTTTCCATAACTGATTCGAACCGCCCTTTTTTAGCTCGTCTTTCTTAAAGGCGACTAGACGCGCATTCCTAGTGTAATAAGTATTCGACGTTTCGATATTTGAGTATCCGGCAATTCCATATGAAGGCGTTACCGTGGTCGTTGAGCTAAAGCTATTACCGATTACACGGCCAGTAGTATTCAATGAAGAAATTCCTGTTGGCCCCCACACAGGTATAGCGACGCTGCTTTGAAAGGTTTTAGGATCGCCGATGCCATAAGATAGGAGCACGACAACATCAGCCTTGTCAGGATCGGTGGTTCTCTTCATTCCCTTTGCAGAAAATGCACGCTCAACATAGCGTGAAAACTCTTGAAATTGCAGATCTCCGTCGGTTATATCTGCCTGCGCTGACGCCAGAATATAGCTTGAATGATCCGCCCCGGCCGCGTCAGGCGCGGCTAAAGCATTAACTGATATTTCTATGTTTTGGACAGGTGCCATACTTGCGCATCCTGCCAGACCAAAAGCAAAAACAACAGAAAGCAATTGCTTCACACCGACCTCACTATAAAATAATTAAAATGGCAGTTCCGGCTCTTTAAATACCGCCTCAGCCCACTCGATTTCGCCAAGAGCTAATAGTTCTAACAAATACGGTACAGAATCAAATTCGGCCGCCGATTTCGCGTTATTCCATGCTGTGTTATCGCGCGCTACCAGCATCACTGGCAGCTGAAATTTAGACTGCAGGTCGGCGATCAACGACGACGCCATATCCCACCCCAACTGCCGGCGCTCTACCAGCACAACCGCCATACGCACACCACGCAGGCGCTGAATCGAATGCAACATCAAAACCTTTCTGTTTCCTTTCGCACTACCCTACCGATGATCTGCGATGTATCGCTCTGGAACGACTGACGGTAATACCTGCGCTGGTCGACGTTGTCAGACACCAACCACCACCGGCCAGCATCGCGCGCTAGGCGCTTGATGCTTGGCTCTCCTTCATAGTTCACCGCGTACACGGCGCCGGCCACTGGTTGCGTGTCTGCAGTGTTGATCACGACTAGGTCGCCTTCGTAGAAGGTCGGCTCCATGCTCTCGCCGCGAACCGTGACCGCGATCAGCTTGTCCCGGTAGTAGCCGTGCCGCTCAATCCAATCTGTCGGGACTGTGGTCGACCCGCCGTCGTACGGCTCCGGCTCGACTTCGAACCCGCTTAGGCCAGCCGTGAGGCGTAAGCGCACTTTGGGAATAATCGTCAATCGCGGGTCATCCTGGCCGGCGACGTCGACGCGCATGAAGCTGCCCGGCTTAAGTGCGCCCAACGGGTCCGTCGGTGGCTCGACCTTTTCAGCAGCTGGTTGAACGACTTCCATCAGCCGCGGACTGATCATTCGTGGGTCGGCCTCGATCACCCGGCAGATCGCCAGCAGCGCCTGGAGGTTGAGCGGGATCACGCCACGCATGTACTGGCTGACGGCGCCTTGCGTTCCTAAGCCAGTCTCAGCAGCCAACCAGGTTTGTGTTGCCCCGTCGTGACTCTTCCGATAGCCCTCCCAAGCTGCTTTCAGGCGCTCGGCCTCTCCGCGTTCCTCAGCTGTAAGTTCTCGTCGTTTCATTCTGACATTTTATTAGTACTACTTTTTTTAGTCGAAAGATCTTGAAAAGCATTGCTCATACTGTAGAATTCGGAAGAAAGTAGCATTGCTCTTAAATTTAGGAACCCCTCATGCACCTCGACGAATATCTGAAGGAAGCCAGCCAGAGCCAAAAGGAGTTTGGCGACCAGCTGCACCCGCCCGCCTCTCAAGGTCTGGTGAGCCAGTGGATCCGCGGTATCACACGTATCACGTTGGACTACGCCCTACAGATCGAGCGCAGTACCGCAGGCCGCGTGACGCCTCAAGACTGTGCCGACATGTACGGTGAATCGCATTCTCGCCGCAGCGCTCCAACGCATGTGGCATCCCAGCTGCCCTAAACCGGCAGCTTTTTTTGTTGCCTAAAAAGTTGCACGTAGGCACTTGCACAGCAGCACCCCGGCCAGCTGGCCGTCCTCGTAACCCGCATCACCAAGGAGAAACACCATGAGCCTCAACCCTACGACCCGCATCGAAACGGTCGAAGTGAAGATGAATCCGGAAGAGCTGGCCAGCCTCGACGGCCTGCGCAAACTTTTCGGCCTCGGGCGCAGCCCGTTCCTGCGCGCCCTGAGCAACGTTGCGGCGCATACGCATGGTATGGGGCCGGCGCCCGTCCGGGAATCCCGAGGATGTCCGGGTCCTGGTCGGCTCGCTGGCCGTAGCCGCGGCGTGAACAACGGCCGGAGGCACCTTTAAAGGATTTCGGCTGCGGCATGAGCCGGTAGAGAAATAGCCCAGGTTCGCCGGGCCAAGAGAGGAAGTGAAGTATGAAAAAAACAGATAACTACGCGGCGACCAAGGTCATCGCGAAGGCCTGCAGCTGGGCCGACAAGCGCAAGGCGGTGCAGGTCGCGCCGCCCGACGAGAAGGCGCGTGCTGCTGGCCGGTACGAGAAAAGCGGTGAAGAGCTGGCGGACGCCGTCGAAAAGTACCGCGGCACCGAACAGGCGGAGGGTTAGCGTGGATCTCTCCATTCGCCTCGTCACCCCCGACATGCAGCGCGATCGTGGCGCCCAGGCTTTCGATGAAGGCCGCGGCGTTGACGACCATCACATGAACCCAGGCGCGCCGGCCATCCGTGACTGGCAGTTCGACTGGCATACCCGCCGCATCGAGCGTTCCCGCAAAGCCGGCAACCAGGTGCAGCAGTTGGCGGAGGCATGCCCGCCATGATGAATTTTTCTGTCACCCGCGCGCCGGGTACAACCTCCCCCAGCATTGATTCTGCCCCGGCCGGCGCCGTTGACGTTGACACGGCCCAGGGCCAGAGATTGAGCTGGATTCAAGGAGCACGGCCATGAGTGCGCCGGCTCCTCTCACTCCGATCGACTGCGATCTGCGCGACTTCGCGTTCATGCCGCTCGACGTCGTGCGCCTGCGCGACAGCGACCTGGCCGTGACCGCCGACGCCGACGAGTTCCGCTGTGCCGTGCTGCTGTGGTGCGCATCCTGGCACCAGGTGCCGGCGGCATCCCTTCCCGACGATGACAAGGTCCTGGCCCAATACGCAGGCTATGGCCGCGTGGTCAAGGAATGGCAGAAGGTGCGCGAAGGCGCGCTGCGCGGCTGGGTGAAGTGCACCGACGGCCGCCTGTATCACGCTGTCGTCGCTGAGAAGGCCAACGAGGCCTGGCTGGCGAAGCTACGACAGCGGCTGAAAACCGAGTGCGCGCGCATCAAGAAGCACAACGAACGCCACGGGACAAAGATCGTTTTCCCTGAGTTCGATGCATGGATGGAGGCAGGTTGTCACGTAGGACAGCCGCTACCTGTCCCTAGCGACAAACCGAAGGTGTCGCCGGGACAAGCCGATTCTGTCCCCGGTGAAAAGCAATCCAAGGGACAGGGAGAGGGACAGGGACAGGGACAGTTAACTTCAAAAACAGGGAGCGGCGGCGCATCGGACAACGATCGCGAGGACGACGACGACCGGCTCCCGCCGCGCCCACGGACCATGCCTGTGGACCCGGGAATGCGTGCCGTTGGCATCGCCACCCTGCTGACCGGCGCCGGCGTGAAGAAGGTCACCGCCTTCCACCCCGACGTCGCCGTGACATGGGCCCAGGACGAGCGCGTGACCGATACGCTGCTGCTGGCCGCCGTGGCCAGGGCAAAGGAAACGCTCGGCGATGAGCCGTTCCAGGTCCCGTACCTGAAGCCGATCGTGGTCGAGCTGCTGAACCCGCCGGTACCGAGAGCCCCGAAGGAGCGCGACAGCTGGGAGTGGAAGCGCACCCCGGGCGGCATCGAGGCCAAAGGCCGTGAGCTCGGCATGTTCGCTCGCGGCACCGAAAACCACCAGGACTTCGCCAAGCGCATCGAGGCCGAGATCGAGAAGCGGAAAGGACGTGCAGCATGACCCACACCCACGAAGACCGCGTCGCCCAGCGATCGCCCGACCTGTGCGCCGCCTACGGCTGCCCGCTGCTGGGCACCTTCACCGGGTCGACCAGCGGAGCGAACGACTGGTGCTGCTCCTTCCATGCCAACCGCCAGGGAGGCCAGCTGCAGGAAGTCACGATGATCATCAACCGCCACCGCTGGCTGGCCGAAGCGATCACCGACGTCCGCAGCATGGTGCCCGGCAATCCCAACCGCACCAAGCTGATCGAGCGGATCTGGAACGACTTCAACGTGCACGACCGGCCCGAGCTGTTCTGGAACCAGGTCGAGACCGTGCGCGGATGGACGAACCGCCTCGAGAAGGCCCTCGATGACCTGGTCGCGCCCGAACTGGTGGCGCGGCCGGTGCCCACCATCACCCAGCCGGCTGACACCTGGGCAACCGCCGGCGCCAACCTGCCGCTCTGGGCCTGACCACCAGCACCACCACGACAAGGAGAACCCACCCATGAACATCCTCGCCATCGACATCGGCACGCAAACCGGCTGGGCCCGCTGCGCGCGCGACGGCAAGATCGCCAGCGGCAGCGACAACTTCGCACCGCGCCGCATCGAAGCGGCCGGCCAGCGCTGGCTGAAGTTCCGCGCCTTCCTCAACGAGCAGCGCCTGCAGGCCGGCGAGATCCACGCGGTCTACTACGAGGACGTGAAGCAGCACGCTGGCACGCTGGCGGCGCACGTCTACGGCGGCTTCCTCGCATGCCTGGAGATGTGGTGCGCTGCGAACAACGTGCCGCTTCGCCCGGTCGGTGTCGGCGTCGTGAAGAAGCACTGGACCGGCAAGGGCAACGCGGACAAGGCCGCCATGTGCGAGACCGCCCGCGCCCGAGGCTTCCGCCCGAAGGACAACAACGAGGCCGACGCGCTGGCGATCCTGTCGCTGGCCCGCTCGCTCGAGCAGCTGCCGGAGGCTGCATGACCGCGATCGCGATCTGGCTGGCCCTGTCGCCTGTTGTCGGCTGCCTGGCCGGCCGCTGCATCCGCGCAGGCATGGAGGAGGCCCAGCCTTGACAGACCGCCGCAATCCGCCGCCCGGTCGCCTCACGCGTGCGCGCGCGTTTGGGCGGCGGGATACCGACGTCCGGGTGGACTGGTTCCGCCTGCTCAACCAGCTCAAGGACGAGGGGTACAGCCTCTACGGGGTCTCGCATTTCACCGGGATCCCGAAGAGCACGCTGATCGGCTACAAGAACGGCTCGCAGCCGTCGTACCACCAGGGCGTGAGCCTGCTGCAGTTCTGGTCTCAGGCGACCGGCAAGGAGCTTGCCGACGTGCCAACGATCAGCCAGTTTTCCTTCATGGCCTGACGATTTAGTCGGGATTCCGACCGGCCGCCGCGCCGATACTCCGTGACGTTACCTTTGATCAACGTCTATCGGAGACCCCATGGGCACCAACACCAGCAAGACTTCCTCCCGCGCCACCAACATCCAGGTACCCGGCGCAGCGCCGAACGATCAGCAGGGCAGCGCCGCAGCCGACGTGAAGCAGCTGGACACCGGCGCCGGCGACGCGCCAGGCGCCTCAAATTCCGGCGAAAAACCGGAAACCACCGGCGAGGCCAGCACCAGCACCACCGCAGCCGCCAGCACCGGCGGCGCCAGCGACGTGTTCGACATCGATGCGCTGCGCGCCCAGATTCGCCAGGAAGAGCAAGCCCGTGCCCGCGCCGAGCTGGCCAGCCAGATCCATGCCGCCAGCACCGTGATCGGCGCTAGCGACGCGGCCGCGCCGGCTGCTGCTGCTGCCCCCGCGGCTGCGCCGCTCACCAAGGGCGACTACAAGAACATGCGTGCCGACCAGGTCGACCCGAAGACCCTGACCGCACCGGTCATGACCCGCGACGGCTGGGTGTGCCCGGTCCCGCCGGAAAAGAAGTAATCCCATCACCACCGCAAGGAGCTCCCATGTGCGGAAGCAGCCCAGATTTACCACCCCAGACGGATCCCAAGGCCGAGCGCCAGCAGGCCGAGGCTGACGCTCAGGCCGCCGCCAACGCCAAGAGCGCGGCTAACCGTCGCGCCAAGCGCAGCCAGTCGCTGCTGGCGGCCGGCGCCCAGGGCGCGACCGGTGCCGTCTCGACCGGCAGCGTGTTGGCCCTGGGCAAAGACAAGCTCGGAGGCTGACCGTGTCCCAGGAACTGGCAACGCAGATCATGCGCAGGAAGGCATCGCTCGAGCAGCTGCGCACGCCGCACGAACCGCTGTGGCGCGACTGCTTCGACTACTCGTTCCCGGAGCGTGGCGACGGCTTCTACGGCGAGAAGAACGATGCGGTGGCCCTGCAGGCCAAGCGCGCGCGCCTGATGGACTCGACCTCGACCGACGCTGGCCAGATCCTGGCCGCCGCCATCATGTCCGGCGGCACCCCGAGCAATTCCCGCTGGTTCGGCCTGACCACCGGCCAGGACACCGACGAGGAGAAGCGCTGGTTCGACGTGTGCGCCGAGACCATCTTCGAGAACATCCACGGCTCCAACTTCGACGCCGTCGGCTTCGAGGCCTGCACCGACATGGTCCCGGCTGGCTGGTTCGTCCTGAACATCGACGTCGACCGCGAGCTGGGCGGCTATCACTTCGAGCTGTGGCCGATGGCGTCCTGCTACATCGCCGCGTCGAAGCCTGGCGGCCTGCCCGACACCCTGGTGCGTTCCTACGAGCTAAGCGCCGAGCAGGCCATCAAGGACTTCGGTGAGGAGAACGTCAGCGAGAAGGTGCGCAAGCTGGTTGCCGACGGCAAGCCCGACGAGAAGGTCAAGTTCTGCCAGTCGATCTACCCGCGCAGCAGGGAGGCCACCGGTGTCCGCGCCAAGAATCTGGCCTTTGCTTCCTGCCACGTGGAGGTCGACAGCAAGCACCTGGTGCGCGAGTCGGGATTTCACGAATGCCCGTTCGTGGCGCCGCGCTGGGCCAAGCTGCCAAATAGTGAGTATGCGATCGGGCCGATGTTCCGCGCGCTGCCGGACGTCAAGCAGCTCAACCGCCTGGTCTACCTCGAGGACACGAACCTGGACATGGCCATCTCGGGCATGTGGATCGCCGAGGACGACGGCGTGCTGAACCCGCGCACCGTGAAGGTCGGCCCGCGCAAGATCATCGTGGCCAACAGCGTCGACAGCATGAAGTCGCTGCAGAGCGGCGCCAAGTTCGACCTGTCCTTCACGAAGAAGGAGCAGCTACAGGCGGCAATCCGCAAGACCCTGATGGCCGACCAGCTGACGCCCCAGGATGGGCCGGTGCGCAGCGCCACCGAGGTCCACGTCCGCGTGCAGATGATTCGCCAGCTGCTGGGCCCCATCTACGGCAGGATGCAGGCCGAATGGTACGCGCCGATGATCAACCGCTGCTTTGGCCTGGCCCTGCGGGCTGGCATCCTCCCGCCGCCGCCTCAATCGCTGGCTGGCCGCAACTACAACGTCAAGTTCGAATCGCCGAACGCGAAGGCTCAGAAGCTGGAAGAGGTCAACGCGGTCGAGACCTCGCTGGCGGCCGTCGGCCAGATCGCCGAGGCGACGCAGGATCCAGCCGTCTGGGACACGATCGACATCGAGGCGAGCGTCAGCATCATCCTGGAAGGCCGTGGCGCGCCGGCGCGGGTCGGCCGCTCGAAGGAGGACATCCAGGCAATCCGCGACAACCGGGCCAAACAGCAGCAGGCCGCCCAGCAGCAGCAACAGCAGGCTGAGATGGCCCAGAAGATGGCGCCGCAGCTGGCCCAGGGCATGGTGTCGGCATGAGCGACCGCCTTTCCCACGAGCCGGGCCCGAAGGAATACGCGGCCCTCTTCGAGGACGATGCCCGCGGCGTGGCCATCCTCGAGCACCTGACCCGACTCTTTGCCCGCCCGGCCGTCCTTACCGGCGGCATCGATGCGGTGCTGCAAACCTACCAGCGTGACGGCCAGCGCCGCGTGCTGGAATTCATCGTCAATCAGATCAACCGCGCCCAGGGCGTGGACGTCAACAATCAGGAGGAATAAACGTGCTGATCAAGAGACTCATTCACCGCTACATGAACGCTGCCGGCGATCCCGCACCTGGTGGTGCTCCGGTCACGCCGCCCGCAACTCCGGCACCAGGTGCTCCAGCAGCACCCGCGCCGGCCACACCGCCTGCTTCGCTGCTGTCCAGCGGCGCCGACCCGGCCGCCCCATCCCCGACCGACTTCATCCCCGAGAAGCTGCGCGTCATGAAGGAAGACGGCACCCTGGACATGGACGCCTCGTCGCGCAAGCTGGCCGAGGCCTACGGCAGCCTGGAAAAGCGCTTCGGCTCCGGTGAAGCGCCGCCGAAGGACGCCAGCGAATACAAGATCACCGTGCCGGACGCGCTCAAGGAAGCGTTTGACCCGGCCAAGGACGAAGGCATGAAGGGCTTCCTTGCCGGCGCGCACGCCGCAGGGCTGAATCAGGCCCAGGTCGATTTCGTCATGGGCAAGTACTTCGAGATGGCCCCGCAGCTCGCCGCCGGCGCCGCGCAGTATGACGCCACCACCGCCACCGCCGAACTGAAAAAATCATGGGCCACCGACGCCGATTTCACCCGCAATGTCCGAAACGCCTACGTCGGTACCAGCGCCGCCGCTCAAAAGGCCGGCCTCGACGTGAAAGAGATCATGGACGGCCCGCTCGGTAACAATCCGCAGTTCCTGCGCCTGATGGCGGCGCTGGGCCCCGAGTTCCAGGAAGACCCTGGTGCTGGCGGCGCGGCCATGGTCACCCAGGACGACATCAATACCCTGCTCACGTCCGAGGCCTACACGAACCCGCGCCATCCTGACCATGCCAAGACCAGCGAGAAGGTCCGCAAGTATTTCGAGCGCAAGCACGGTACAGAAGCTGCCGGCTGATCACCAGCTGTCCCGACGAAAGGCCCGCCGTGTGCGGGCCTTTTTCATTCCTCCATGCAAATAGTCGGGATTCCGACCGGCCAACAGCGCAATCATTGCCAGCATTCAAGGCCTGCGGTGGCGCGCAGACAACCTTCAAAGCCCGCGCCTTCGCATGGCAGCCGATGCGACGGTCGTAGCACAGGCCCGGTGACGGACAACCTGAAGGCGACCATCCCTCACCTTTTGGAGATACTGTATGTCCCAGACTATCACCCAGGCCTTTGTCCAGCAGTTCGACACTACGCTGCGCATGGCCGCCCAGCAAAAGACTTCACGCTTCGAGTCGCGCGTCACCGACCGCGGCACGATCACCGGTGAATCGTTCACCGGCAATAAACTCGGCGCTACCGAAGACACGCCGGAGAACACCTCTCGCCATGGCGACACCGTCTGGAGCGAGATCCAGCACTCCACCCGCGTGGCCCTGATGCGCGACTTCTACCAGGCGCTGCCGGTCGATCGTGCCGACGAGCCGAAGGTGCTGGCTAATCCGAACGGCGACTACATGACCTCGCTGATCGCCGCCTGGAACCGCCGCAAGGACAGCATCATCTACCAGGCCGCCCTGGGCAACTCCCAGGCCAAGGACGGTTCGCTGATCGCGCTGCCGGCCGGCCAGAAGATCGCCGCCGGCGGTACCGGCTTCACGAAGACCAAGATCATCACGGCCAAGAAGATTTTCCGCGCCAACGAATGCGACAGCGAGGCAGATGATCCGCAGGAGCTGTTCATCACCTACACCTCGGAAATGCTCGAGGACATTCTGGCCGACACGACCCTGACGAGCGCCGACTTCATGGCGGTCAAGATGCTCCAGGAAGGCAACCTGGCCGGCAAGTGGATGGGCTTCAACTGGGTGCCCTACGAAAAGGTCAACAACGTGGGCGGCACCTACAGCGCAGTGGCCTGGGCGAAGAAGGCGATCCACTTCGGTACCGGCTTCTTCGAAGGCAAGAGCCAGCGCCGCGCTGACAAGAAGGACACGATGCAGGTGTCTGCGGCAGGCTCGGTCGGTGCCGTCCGTGTCTGGGAAGACGCAGTGGTCCAGCTCGACTTCGTCTGATCGGCTTCGGCCAGCCCTCACCGGCTGGCCATCGTGTTTCGAATCTCTCAACTTTAGAAGGAGCCAGACATGGCTGAAGTGAATTCCACCCAGGGCGCAAAGATTCTCGGCGCCCAGAAACTGATGCCGCATGAATCGTTCGGCCGCGTGCGCATCCTGGCCGCGAAGATGCCGGCAGTACACCCGGGCGCCGCGATCAACGACACGATCTTCCTCGGCCGTATTCCGGTCAACTCGCGCATCCTGGCCGAGGCCCTTGTCGGCTGCGCGGCCGGCAACGCCACCGCGGTCCTCGACATCGGCGTGCGCAAAACCAAGGATGGCACGGTCATCGATGCTGACGGCATTGCGGTGGGCGTCGATATCGCCGCTGCCGGCACCAAGACCGCCATCAACGGCGCGCTGATCACCAACGGCGCCGAGTACGTGACCACCGAAGAGGTGGACGTCTACGCTACCGTGCGTGTGGCCGCGCTGGCAGCCAACCAGGTGCTGAAGGTCGAACTGTCCTACGTCACCGATTGAACCTGCAACCGTTGTCTCCTACCCCTCGGGGTATTCGCCGGGGCCTTGTGCCCCGGTTTTTTCTTGAAGGGTCGATATGACAAGCTCCGTTTCGATTTGCTCCAACGCGCTGATGATGCTGGGTGGCGCGCCGTTCAGTTCATTCGATGAGGCGAAGCCGCACGTGCGTGTCGCCGCCAGCCTGTATCCCAGCGTGCGCGACGACGTGCTGCGGCTGCACAGCTGGAACTGCGCTACCGACCGCGTGCTCCTCGCGCCCCTCGCCAACGCTCCCGCCTTCGATTTCGCCTACCAGTTCCAGCTTCCTGGCGACTGGCTGCGCACGCTGCAGGTCGGGCAGAAAAGCGACCCGATCGAGTACCGCATGGAACGCCAACGGATCCTGGCCGACGTGACCGTGCTCCCCCTGGTGTACTGCTTCCGCAATACCGTCGAGGACACCTGGTCGACCAACCTAATTCACGTGATGGAGCTGGCCATGGCCGCCAAGATGGCCTATGCCGTGACCGCATCGAGCAGCATCCGCGACAGCTACCGCGACGAGTTCGCGCGCGAGCTGAAGGTAGCGAAGGCGATCGACGGCCAGGACGACCCGCCGGAGGAGTTCGCGGCCGGAACGTTCCTCGAATCCCGGTTCTCGTAGGAGCGAGCCATGCCGCGCGTCACAATTGATCAATACAACTTCACCGCCGGCGAGATCTCGCCCAAGTGCTACGGGCGCGTGGACGTCACCCGCTACCAGAACGGCGCAGCCGCGATGCCGAACTGCCTGGTCGACATCCACGGCGGCGCAGGCCGCCGGCCCGGGTCTGCTTTCGTTGCTGAGACGAAGCAGTCGGAGAAGCGCTCCCGCCTGGTGCCCTACATCTTCAGCACCACCCAAGCGTACATGCTGGAATTCGGCCACCTCTACATGCGTGTGTATGTTCAGAGCGGCGGCCAGGTGCTCAGCAGCGGCGTGCCGTACGAGATCGTCACGCCCTACACGGAAGACATGCTGGCCGAGATGGACTACACCCAGGGCGCCGACACGATGTTCATTTTCCATCGCGGCAAACCGATCCATACCCTGCAGCGCGTCGCCCCGGACTACTGGGCGCTCAAGCCCGCGCCGCTCACGGTGGCGCCATTCGATGAAATCGGGCACAGTTTTGCTGTCACCTTGACCCTGTCGAATCCTGAGGTAGGCACCGGCCGCACCGCCATCGCCTCCGCCGCGGCCTTCCTCGCCGGCGACGTCGGCCGCCGCATCGCCTTCCAGTCGGGCGCCGCCCTGATCACCGGCTTTACCAGCAACACCAACGTCACGGTCGACATCGAGAGCACTTTTCCGGTGGCGCTGCTCCCGGCCAGCGCCTGGGAGCTGCTCGACTCCCCCCAGACCGACATCACGCCATCGGCGGACACCCCGGTCGGCGCAAGCATCACCCTGGTGGCCGGTGCCGACGCCTGGCGCGCGGAAGACGCCGGGAAGTTCGTCCGCATCAACGGCGGCATGGTGAAGATCGACAGCGTGACCGATCCCCAGAATGCCCAGGCGACGATCAAGGAGGAGCTGGCCGCCGTCGTGGCTTCACCGGCCAGCGCCTGGACGCTGGAAGCATCGGTCTGGAACAGCACCTACGGCTACCCGAGCACCGGCGCCCTGTACGAGCAGCGCCTGACGGTGGCCGGCTCGCCGCGGTATCCGCAGACGGTCTGGGGCAGCAGGTCCGGCCTGTTCTACGACTTCACGATCGGTACGAACGCCGACGACGCATTCAGCTTCGCGCTGCCCTCCACCGGCCAGATCAACCCGATCCAGCGCATGGCAGCTGCCAAGGCGCTGATGCCGCTGACCTACGGCGGCGAATACACGATGGAAGGCGGGAACGATGAGGCCCTGACGCCGACCAGTGTCAAGGCCCGCAGCCCCTCGGTCTACGGCTGCAACCAGGTCAAACCGCTCCGGATCGGCAACGAGGTGCTGTTCGTCCAGCGCGCCGGCCGCAAGGTCCGTTCGCTGGCCTACAGCATCACGACGGACACCTACAACGCGCCCGACCTGACCGTGCTGGCCGAACACATCACCGCTTCCGGTATTGCCGACATGGCCTACCAGCAGGAACCCGGATCGCGCCTCTGGTGCGTCCGCAAGGACGGAAAGCTGGCTACGCTGACGCTCGATCGCGACGAGGGTGTGATTGCCTGGACCCCACAGCAGACCGACGGCCTCTATGAATCCTGCGCCACGATCCCGAACGCAGAAGGTGATGAGGTGTGGTTCATTGTCCAGCGAACTGTCGACGGTCAGGCCAAACGGTACGTGGAGCGCTATGACGCCGCCCTTTATACCGACTGCGCAATCATCGGCGCCGATGGCACTGGCAAAGCCGTCTGGGGTGGGATCGACCACCTCGAGGGCAAGACCGTGGCGGTGCGCGCGGACGGCGTCTACGTTGGAACCTTCACCGTCGTCGACGGCGAGATCGAGCTTCCACGCCAGGCGCTCGCCGTCGAGATCGGTCTGCCATTCTCGAACAGCGTCACTCTGCTGGCCCCGGAGATCCAGGCTGGCGACGGCTCCAGCCAAGGCAACGCGCAGCGCGTGCACGAAGTCTCGCTCCTGTTGGCCGACACCATCGGGGCAAAGATCAACGGCGACGACATCGCTTTCCGCGAGTTCGGTGCCCATCTCCTCGACGTAGCGCCGGAGGCCTATTCGGGCGTCAAGCGCGCCGGGCTGACTGAATGGTCACGCGGTGAAGGAAAGATCACGATCAGCCAGGATGAGCCGTACCCCTTCAACCTTCTTGCGGTCGTGCGCAAGATCACCGTCAACAGCTGAGGCATCCATGGGAATTCGAGTAGCAACATTGGACGATCTGCCGCGCATCCTCGAGCTGGGCGAGCAGCTGCACAAGGAAAGCCCGCGCTGGTCGCGGCTGTCGTTCAACCGGGCCAAGGCCGCCCACTTCCTAGCCCACCTGATCCTGGAAGCGAATGGCGTCGTGTTCGTGGCCGAGCAGCAGGGCCTGGTGGTCGGCGGGATCGCCGGCATGGCCTCGCCCCACTGGTCCAGCGACGACATCGTAGCGCAGGAGGTGAGCTTTTTCATGGCGCCGGAAGCGCGCGGGAACATGGTCGCAGTGCGCCTGATCGGCGCGCTGCGGGCCTGGGGCGAGCTGCGCGGGGCGAAATGGCTGCAGGCCGGCACCTCGACCGGAATTGATCCAGAGCGGACAGCTGGACTTTATGAAGCACTGGGATTCTCCCGGTGCGCAATTGGACTGGAGATTAATTATGGGAGTTGATCCGATTTCGTTAATGGCCATGGCGGCAGTCGCATCTGCTGTCGTTGGCACGACAGCTACGCTGTACAGCGCCGACACGCAAAAGAACACGGCCGAGGCCAACGCCGAGCTCGCGCGCCGCCAAGGCGCGCAGGAGAAGGACGCTGCCGTCGCCCAGGCCGAGAAGATCCGCAAGGCTGCTCGGGCGACAGCCGGCCAGGCCAACGCATCGATGGCGGCGGCGGGCGTCTCGATCGGCGAAGGCACGCCGTTGCGCATTAATGAGCAGATCTACAAGGATTCCGAGGACGACGCCTACAACACGCTGCTGACCGGGACGCGACGCCAAGCCAGTGCAAATACCCAGGCCGGCATGCTGCAGGCCGAAGGCCAAAGCGCAATGACGGCGGGCTACCTGAACGCCGGCGCGACGCTGCTCAGCTCCGCCTCGAGCTACGGCAAGTGGAAGACCTCGCAGGCGAAAGGACCAGTATGAGAATCCCAATAGGTAACTTCGGCAACGTCGTCGCCGAGCCACAGCGCCAGGTCATGGCGCGCGACAATGGCGCCGTCGGCGACGCGCTCGGTAACGTGTCCCGTGCGCTCAATGGCGCCGTCCAGGATATGCAGCATGTCGAGCTGCAGCGGCAGCGGGCGCAGGCGGGCCTTGGGCTGGCCACCGCGACGAACAAAGGACACGACCTGGCCGACGAGATCGGCCGCGATGTCACGGATGGCAAGCTTCCTGCAGCCCAGGCGGTGCCCGAATTCCGCCGGCGGATGGGCGAGTTCACCGGGGAGATCACGAAGGACTTCACGGTCGACCAGCGCACCGTCATCGATGAGCACCTGACCAAATCGAACGGCCAGCTCGAGCGCCATCTCAACGGTATCGCCATCGCCCGCACCCAGAGCGAGACCGGCGCTAACCTGCTGGGCATGAGCGAGCAGTTCCAGCGCGCGGCGATGCGCGATCTGCCGGGCGCGATCAAGCAGTGGGATAGCGCCGTCGACACGATGGGCCCGGCCGCGGGCTGGGACCCGGCGAAGATCGCCTCGGCCAAACAATCCTTCAAGGAATCGGCTTCGTACAACTTCGCCGACGCCACCCTGGAGGGCGCCGCGCAGACCGGTAACGCCGACCTGGTGCGCGCCGCGCGCGAAAAGATCGAGGGCCCGGACGGCGAAATCCTCGATCCCGCCCGCCGCACCGCGCTGATCACGAAGGCCTACGGCTACGAACAGGGCATCGCCGCCGCTGCCGTGCGCGAGGCCGAGCGCGCCAAACGTGAGCAGGAAGCGCGCGAGAACAAAGCCCGGGACGCCCTCAAGGACGCCCGCGACCTGGTGCTGAACGGCCGCTACATGTCCACCGACTACATCTCCGAAATTTCCGCGCTCACGGCCGGTACCAGCGCTGCGCCGGCGGTGCAGGAACTGGTCCGCTCCCAGGCCGCCGTCGCCGGATTCGCCTCGCTTCCCCTTTCGCAGCAGACCGCGCTGATTGAGCAGCGCCGTGCCGCCGGCTCGACCCCGGGCGCTGGCGTCTCGCCCGACCAGGAAAAGGTCACCGACAACATGGAACGCATCATGGAAGCGGGCAAGAAGGCCTATGCGGAGAATCCCTGGACGGCTGCGCAGGAACGCGGCGTTATCCCGCGCGCGCCGGCCGCGCCGATGAACGACATCCCGGGCGCGATGGCGGTGCTGGCCGAGCGCATGAAGCAAATCAGCACCGTCGAAGCTGCCGCAGAGCAGAAAGTCTCGCCGTTACAGCCGCAGGAAGCGGAGACTATCGGCCGCCTGGTGCAGGCCCTGCCGCCCGACCAGCAGTCCTCGGCGCTGGCCGGCCTCGGCAAGATGATCGGCGACGGCGACCGGCTGGCCGCTCTGGCGCGCCAAATCGACGCCAAGGACAAGGTACTGGCCACCGCAATGATGATCGGCGACCTCTCAACCACCCAGGGCCGCTACGTCAGCGAGCTGGTCATCAAGGGCGCCCGGGCTATCAAGGACAAGGCGATCCTGATCGACGAGCACAAGGAGACTGGCTGGCGCGGCGCGATCGCCAAGGAGATCGGCGACGCGTTTCCCAACCAGGAAGTGCGCGACCGCATGATCGACGCCGCCTACTATGTGCAGGCTGGCTTCGCCGCTGAGGGCAGCGGTAACGACACCAGCCGCGCGATCCGCCTGGTGGCCGGCCGCATCGTGGACCACAACGGCAGCAAGATCCCGCTGCCCCGAGGGATGGAGGAAGGCGACTTCGACAAGCGGATTTCGGCAATAAGGCCGGCCGATCTGGCGGCGCAGGCGCCCGGGGGCCAGGTCTTCGTTGGCAAAACCGCTGTTCCGATCGAGCAGTTTGTCAAATCCCTCCCTGACGCAGCCCTGGTGCACGCTGGCCAGGGTCGTTACAACATCCGCGCCGGCATGGGCCTGGTGACCAACAGCCAGGGCAAGCGCATCATGATCGAGGTGGGTAATGGCAATCGATGACCTTTTCCAGGCCGGCACCGACAAGGTGCTGGACGACCGCGTGACCCGGCCGCTGGCGGCCCCGGTCCCGCAGCGCTCCTTCGGCGCGAACCTGTGGGGGATGATTTCGGCCGCACCCAAAGGCGTGGGCGCGGGGGCCAACGAATCAGCCGGCTTTTTCTCGGACATCTTGGGCGCCTACGCCGAGGTGCAGGCCGGGTACGGCGCCCAGCTGGACCCATCGCTGATGCTGGATCCGAAGGCCGCCGCCGCGACACGGGAAGCTGGTGCCGGCGCTCGAGCGCGGATACAGAGCGGCGAGGCGTTCAGCACCGAGCTGGGAACAGGCTTCCGCGCCACCGCCCGCAGCTTCGCCCCCGATCCACAGACGGCCGGCACTGCGGAGCAGCTGCTGTTCGGCCTTACCCGCTTCGGCTCCAAGGCCATCGGCTACTCGCTCGCCGGCGGCGGTATTCCCGGCGCTGTCATGCTGGGCACCGACGAGGGCATGACCGAGGCTGATCGCCTCAAGGCCCAGGGCGTCGACATCGAGACCAGGACCAAGGTCGGCGCCATTGCCGGCGCGGTGGCCGGGGTGTCGGTGGCCCTGCCGGCAGCAGGATCGACGTTGCGCACCACGGCCGGCCTGGTCGCGGTCGGCGGCCCCGGCGGATTCATCGCCCAGCAGGCCGCCAGCAAAGCCATCCTCGAGCACGCGGGCTACGACAGACTGGCCGACCAGTACGATCCATTCGACCCCGTCGGCCTGGCCGTCTCCACCCTGGTACCCGCCGGCTTCGGCGCGCTTGCCATGCGCGGGGCCCGGGCGGCGCCGAAACCCGCGGTCGACCCTGCAGCCGCCCGGGAGCTGCACGTCATGGGCGCGAGCGAACGCCAAGCGCTGCGCTACGACGATCCCCGCCTGGACGCCTATACGGTGACCGCTGCCCAGCGCGAGGGCATCCCCCCGGAGGTGCTGCTGGCCATCAAGAATGTCGGCGAGCGATCCGGCTCGAACGCGGTGTCGTCGAAGGGCGCCAAGGGCGTCATGCAGTTCATGGACGACACCTGGACCGCCTACGGCAAGGGCGACCCACGCGACCCGGTTGCGTCGATCGACGCCGGCGCGCGCCTCATGAAGGACCTGATCACCCAGTACGACGGCGACGTGCGCGCGGCGCTGGCCCACTACAACGGCGGCGGCAAGGCCGGCCAGGCCGTGCGCGAAGGCAGATTGCCGCCGGCGAAGGAGACGCGCGACTACCTGGCGCGGACGGAGCAGTTCATGGCCGAGCGCAGCGGCGCCGAGGCTGGGCGCGCGGCCGCGAATGATCCGGACATGGTGGCCGCCGCCCGGGTCCAGCAGGTGCGGGAGACGGTGGAATCGTGGAACCTGCGCGACCCGGCCGACGCCGCGGCAGCCGAACAGCACCTCAATGCGGTCCTGCGCGCCTCGGACCAGCTCGGCGCCGGTGAGCGGGTCGAAGTCGGCGACACCATCCCCCTCGACACCCTGGGTCAGACGCGCCTGCTCGACAACTTGGTTGGGCGCCTCGAGCAGGCGCGCGCCGAGCTGCTGCCGGAAGCCGGCAACCTGGTCGACCCGGGCGTTGTGGCGCCGCTGCGCGCCGAAATCACCCGCCTCGAGCAATCCCGGCCGGCGACCACGGACGAGGCTATGCGCGCGCTGGCCAAGGAAATCCAGGCCGCCCAGGGCATCAGCTACAAGGCCGCACTGTCGGCGGCAAAAAAGGACATCGCCACTCGCCTGGACGGCATTGAATCGCAGATCGGGCGCCTGCAGCAGCAGCTGGACGCCCACCGCGTGGCCGCCGAGACCCAAAAGCAGATTGCGCACCTCGACACCCAGATCGCCGGCCTGCGGGCCGAGCGCGCCGCGATCGACGCCCCAACGCCGCGGCCGACCGCGCTGGCGGTCAAGCAGGCCGTGGCCGACATGGGCGGCGCGAAACCGTCGAAAACCGCAACGATCCCCGAGGCCGGTGCAACAAAAGCCGCGGAAAGCGCACCGGAGCCGGCAGCAGCTGCACCGGCCGCGCCGGCGGGCCAAGCGGCGAAATCGGAGGCAAGCCCGATCGCCGCATCACTGGACGCCCAGAGCGCCGAAATCGCGAAGCTGTCGCCGGACATGATGGTGCAGCTGGAAGGGATGGATGCGCCGATGCGCCTGGCGGATGCGTTGGAGGCGGTGAAAGCGGAAGCAGCCCGGGATGCGCAGGATGCGCCGCTCCTGCAGGTGGCCGCCGAGTGTTTCCTACGAAGCGCCTAAGCCGGAGAGCCAGAACACGCCGGCCAGCAGCAGGCCGGCGCCGACGATGTAGCCCATGATTTGCAGGTAGCGCTTGAAGGCGTACAAGCCAGCGCGCCAGCTTCCGGATCCGGCCCAAACCGTCAGCGGAATGATCAGGGTCATCACGAAGATAACAGCAGCCGTTTTGAAGAAAGTGAGCATTTCTACATGAAACCACAGTGCCGACAAGCTGTCCAGCAAGCCGCAGGGAGGGCTTTGACCGATGCCGAGATCAAGAAGATCGAGGACCGAATCAGCGCGACCATGCGCAACCTGGCCCGGGCCGATCCGGCAGGCTGGCGCGCCAAGTCCGCCGACCAGCGCGTGATCGAGGGCGCCCAGCAGGCAATGGCCGACATCCAGCGGGAGGCAGCCATCAAGGTGCAGCGCGCCCAGCTCCAGGTGATCAAGACGGCCGCGATGGAAACCCGCGTCACCGAGCTGATGGCGTCCTATGCGACGGGCCGCAACAAGGCTTTGGTCAAGGAAATGGAGCTCACCCACAGCTATGCGGAAGGGATCAAGCGCGAGGTCATGAGCAACCTGATGGACCTGATGGACGCGGTGACCACCACCCAGGGCACCACGGCTGGCCGCAAGGCGCTGATGTTCCTGTTCGATGCCGCGAACCCCGGCATGACGCGCGACCTGGCCGTCGAGATCTACGGCAACGGCGCCGCCGGCACCGGCAACACTCTGGCGCAGAAAGCGGCCAAGGCCTGGCTCGACTCGATCGAGCAGCTGCGGCAGCGCTTCAATTCCGCCGGCGGCGACGTCGGCCAGCTCGACTACGGCTACTTGCCGCAACCTCATGACCAGGCGCGCGTGCGCGGCAGCGGGGATCCGGCCGCGCGCGACAAGTGGGTGCAGGAGACCCTACCGATGCTCGACCGCAACCGCTACTTCCAGGAAGACGGCACCCGGCTGACCGACCAGCAGCTGGCGGGCGTCCTTGAGAGTGCCTGGGATACCATCGCCACCGGCGGCCTGAACAAGATGACACCGGGCCAAGGCGGCGGCAAAGGCGCGCGGGCGAACGCCGGCAGCGAGAGCCGCCAGATCCACTTCAAGGACGCGGAGGCCTACCTGGCCTACATGAGCAAGTACGGCGGCGGCGGCATGTACGATGCGATGCTGGGCCATATCGGCGGCATGGCGCGCGATATCGCCCTGGTCGAGCGTTATGGCCCGAACCCCGCCCAACAGATGAAGCTGCAGTTCGACCTGGCCAAGCAGGCCGATACCGGCGTCAAGCGTTCCTTCGGCATGACCCCGCAGAGCTACTGGGACCTGATCAGCGGCAGGACCGGCATGGCCGAGAATGGGACCGTGGCGCGGATCGCGCAGGACGCCCGCAATATCCAGGTATTCGGCAAGCTGGCCAGCGCCGTGCTGTCGAGCGTGACCGACGTCGGCACCTTCTTCGTGACGACGGGATTCAACAAGCTTTCCTACTGGGAGGGCCTGAAGAATATCGGCAAGCAGTTCGACGGCGACACCCGCGACTTCCTCACCATGCATGGCGTCATCGCCGACTCGATGATCTCCGACCTGAACCGGTGGAGCGGCGACAACATCAAGAACAACTGGAGCGGCCGGCTGGCCAACTCCACGATGAAGCTCTCGCTGATGAACGCCTGGACCGACACGCTGCGCCGCGCCTTCTCCATGACCATGATGAACGGCCTGGCCAAGCTGTCGAAGACGGAATGGGCTGCGCTGTCCGAGTGGGACCGATCGCACCTCATCCGCAAGGGCCTGACCGAGGCCGACTGGGAAGTGATTCGCGCCGGCCAGCTGACGAACTACCAGGGCGCCGACTTCCTCACGCCGGAAGCGATCCACGCCAGCGGCGATGCTCGAGCAAACGAGGTCGTGGCCAAGGTGATCGGCCTGATCACGGACGAATCCGAATATGCGGTCCTCAACCCGGACCTGGCGACCAAGGCGACGGCGAGCGCCGGCGGCATGGCGCGCGGCACCGTGCGCGGCGAACTGGCCCGCTCGGTGATGCAGTTCAAGAGCTTCCCGATCGCGATGATCTCGCGCCACTGGCGCCGGATGCTCGACGCCCCGTCCGTCGACGGCGCGCCCATGCTGGCTAACCGCCTGATGTACGGCGCCGCCATGATGACTTCGCTCACCGCGCTCGGCGCCGTCGCCTTCCAGACGAAGCAAATCGTCCAGGGCAAGGACCCGATCGACATGACCACCCCGAAGTTTTGGAGCCGGGCGATGGCCCAGGGCGGTGGCATGGGTATCGTCGGCGACTTCCTGCTTACCGACCCGACAGAGAACCCGGGCGACGCAACCGCCAACGCGATCAAGAACGTGGCCGGGCCCACGGTCGGCAGTGCCTTCGATATCGGCTACAAGCTGGGCGTCGAGAACATCTACGAGGCCGCCAACGGCAAGGACACGCACCTGGCCGCGGAGAGTATCCGTGTGGCGCGCAGCCATCTCCCCTACGTGAACCTCTGGTATGCGAAAGCGGCGCTCGATCACGCTGGCTTGCAGGCCTTGCAGGAGAACCTCAGCCCCGGTTATCTTTCAAGGATGCAACAGCGTGCGCGGCGCGACTGGAACCAGGGCTACTGGTGGAGCCCGGGGACCGGCGCACCGGACCGCGCACCGGACATGACGGCGATGGGAGGCCACTGATGCGACAGGATCAATACGAGAAATTGCAGGAGCTGACGGAGAAGCTGACGGACGCCTTCATCGGCGAGGCCGATCCGTCCGTGTGGCCTGGCCACGGCGTGGCGATCGCGGCGATGGACCAGCAAACCCGGGGCGACCGTTACTGGTGCAAGAAGAACGCTGCGGCGACGCTGTCGGTCATCGTGCGCACCACCAACCTCATCGGCATCATCCAGATGCGCGGCGCCGCTGGCGGTGCTGGTGGCGTGACCGAACCGCAGCAAGGCGAAAAGGAAGACGGGCTCGATGCCGAAATGAAGGCTGCGGAGAAGGAGGCGACCCGCCTGCTTGACCAGTTGCAGAAGAGCACCGCGAAAGCCCATGGAAAATAAGGTCAGCTTCCTGGCGTTCTTCGTGCTGTGGGCGAAGGTACAGGGGTGGACGGTGCCCCTGCTCCACGTCCGGATCTGCCAATGGTTGGAAACCTGCGCCGATCCTGTGCGGGTGCTGATGGTGTTCCGCGGCGCCGCCAAGTCGACCATCTACGCGGTCTACAAGGCATGGCAGCTGTACCGCGATCCGTCCTGGGTGTCGCTGATCTGGGCGGCCGACGGCCCGCTCGCGACGAAGCTGACGCGCGACACCATTAACGTGCTGCGGCGCCACCCGCTTTGCGCTGGCATGCTCCCGACGAAGCCCGGCGCCCAGATGTTCTGGGTGGCCGGCGCGACCGACGCCCGAAACGCCAGCATGACCGCGACCGGCGTGAACCAGAACGTGACCTCCGCGCGCGCACGCGACATCGACTACGACGACGTCGAGGTGCCGAAGAACATCAAGACGGCCGAGGCGCGGGAGAACCTGCGCAACAAGATCCAGGAATCGACCTTCATCCTGGTGCCGGGCGGCCGCGAGACCTACATCGGCACGCCGCACACCCACAACTCGATTTATCCGGAGCAGGTAGCCGCCGGCGCCGCGCTGCTGAAAATCCCGCTGTTCGAGTCGAGCGTGCGCTACGAGGACACCGACAAGCGCACGCGCTACCGCTTCGAATTCACCCCGGGCGGCGACGGCCTCTACGTGATGCTGGGCATTCATCGCTTTTCCCGCTTGCTGGTCGAGGGCGAGGATTACGTGGTCGAAGGGAACGAGGTGGTGTTCGCGAAACCGCCTGGCGTGGTGATGGACATCTACGCGAACTGCGCCTGGCCGGAGCGATTCACCCGCGAGGACATCGCCAAGCGCCGCAAGAAGACCCGCACGCTCAACTACTGGGACAGCCAATACATGCTGGAAGCGAAGCCGATTACCGAAAGCCGTCTCGACCCCGCGAAGCTGAAGGCTTACGCGGTGCAGCCGGCCATCGAACACGCCAACCGCCAAGTGCGCATGATGCTGGGGAACGTCCAGATCGTCAGCGGCCGCGGCTACTGGGACCCATCCTTGGGCAAGGCCGGCGGCGACGCCTCTGCCTTCTCCGTCGTGTACGACGATAGCCTGGGCAATCACTACTGGCACGTGTGCGAGGGCCTGACCGGAGAATTCGCCGAGTTCAGCGATACCAGGAACACGGAAATCATCGCCGGCCAGGTGATGCAGGCGTGCGACCTGATCGAGAAAGCCAACATTCTGCACGTGTACGTCGAGACCAACAGCGTCGGCTCGTTCGTCGGCAAGCTGCTGATGCGCGCGCTCAAGCAGCGGCGCCTGCAGTGCGGCGTGACCGAAATCCAGCAGAACGCGAACAAGAACGATCGCATCCTCGGCGCCCTGGAGGCCCCGATGAAGTCCGGCGTGCTGTGGGCGCATGTCGACGTTTTGGACGGCCCACTCTGGGACCAGATGAAGGATTGGAACCCCGCGGTGAAGAGCCAGCCCGACGACTTCCTAGACAGCGGCGCGGGCGCGATCGAGCAGGCGCCAGTGCGAATTAATCATTTAGTCGGGATTCCGACCGGCAACGTGCGCAAAGATTGGCGCCAATCTGCGGGCGTCTTTGAGGTGACGCTCGAAACCTGAGCGTCGTGTAAAAGCCGGCGCTCCCATCAGGAGCCCTGCCGTGCCCGTATCCGCCCAAGACACCGTATTTCGCCATGTCGGCAACGGTTTAACTAAAACCTTTGCCTACGGCTGTCAAATCCTCCAGGCCGCCGATCTCAAGGTCTACCTGAACGACAATTTGATCACCTCCGGTTACGAAGTCAGCGGGATTGGCGCGCCGACCGGTGGTGCGATCACCTTCGAATTCCCGCCGGCGAAGCTGGCAGCTGTTCGTCTTGAGCGAGACGTTGCCCTGGAACGGCTTACCGACTACCAGCAGAACGGCGACTTCCTTGCACGAGTCGTGAATCCCGATTTCAACCGGCTTTGGATGGCCCTGCAGCAGCATCGGACGGCGCTTGGGCGGACGTTGCAATTACCTAAATCGGATGCGGCCGATTCGTCACCTTTGCCGACAATCGCGGAGCGTGCCGACAAGTTGCTGAGCTTCGATAACAGCGGCGATCCGATTGCTGTAGCTCCGGCCGAGCAGTCAGCAACAGCTCTTGCACTCGACCTTTCCAAGAGCTCTGGCGCATCGATGGTCAGGTTCACTCAGGCTGGCCAAAGCAAAACCCGCACCGTAGAGAGCAAGCTGCGGGAAGACGTCAGCGTTACCGACAAAGTTGGCCTTTTCGCCAATGGCATCAATGATGATGTGGCCGCCTTCAGCGCTGCTGCAAAAGACGCAATCTCGACGGTGCTGGAAGCGATCGGCACGACAGTCGCACGTGCTCCTACCGCACGCGTGCGCGTCCCGGCCGGCACCTATCGCCTGAACTCGACGCCCGATACTGGAGGGATAGATATCGAATGGATGCTCGACCCTGGTGCGTCGATCATCGGCATGGGCAACTTGCCGGGAATCGTCCGGATCGGCACTGTCCGCTATGTCCGTCAGCTTACCTACGGTACTTTCGACACCGCAGTAGCGCATGCGATCATCGCGAACGGTGACGCGGATACGCCCCCCTCGGTGCTCGGGCTGACCTCGTCCGGACAACTCGCAAACTACCCAGACCGCGACAGCGTGGCGCAGTTCGTTTCGAACACCGCACCGCCGCCGCTCTTTACACTGGTTGCGCCGTCATACACGGCGAACACGGTGACCTGCCCGACACCGGTCGACGTTCACAAACTGCGTGTCGGGATGATCATCGACACCGCACATGCCACCAAATACAGCAGCTTTATCACCGGCTGGGCAGAAGACGGCAGCTCGATCGCGGTCGACGGTTGGCGCCTGTCTGGCGGAGACGGCACAGCTGCTACGCCACCGAACGGCCCAACCGCCTACGTCAGCCCGATCACGAAGCCTTGGGCGGGCAACGATATCGTCGTCCTGACGCCGGATTCGCACGCGTGGAAGGCATGCGTCCGCGAGTTCGACATGGTGAACAACAAGGAGAACTCGGCGACCATCTTCTCTACGGCATACACCAGCAAGCAAACTTGGGGCGTCGATTCGGTCTCGCTCGGCCTGTACTACGGTACCGCCGCTTTCACGGCCCGCAATGCCTGGTACAACGGCTTCGTATCGGCATGTGGCTCGCCGATCGCCATCGGCTTCCAGTCCCTTGGCTTGGAAAGCACCGGCTTCTTGCACCGCAACGGTCTTGGCACGGCCTTCCGGTCCACGATGAACGAGATCACGTCGTTCGGCGTCAGCGCAGAGGGCCGCATGGAAATCGGGCGCCAGGACACGCCGCAGGTTACCTTCCTTGACTTCCACAGCAGCGGCACCCAAAACGACTACGACGCGCGGATCTCGATCGGCGGCGGGTCGGCCTCGGCCGGCGAAGGCTCGATCACCTACATCGCCGCCGCGCACCAGTTCAGCGGCCCGATTGTGACCGGCAACGTCTTTGCCGGCACAGACAACGTCTATTCGCTCGGCCTGCCGAGCAACCGCTACACGGTCATCTATGCCGCCACCGGCACGATCAACACGTCGGATGCGAGGACCAAGCAGCAAGTGCAGGCGATTGACCAGGCCGTGATGCGCGCCTGGGCCAAGGTCGAGTTCTGCCAATTCAAGTTTAACGATGCCGTCGAGCTCAAAGGCGACGGCGCGCGCTGGCACTTCGGGGTGATCGCGCAGCGCGTGAAGGAGGCATTCGAGTCCGAAGGCCTGGACCCGTTCGTCTATGGCGTTCTGTGCTTCGATGAGTGGGGCGACGAGTTCAAGGAAGTGCAGACCAACGTAGGCGAGCGCGTGACGCGCACGCGCACAATGCAGCGCCCCAAGACCCAGCGCGGCCTGGTCAAGGTCGACGCCATCCGGATGGTCGACGGCGTGCCTGTTTATGTCGACTACGAGGAAGGCGAGGTTCCGGTGCTCGAGTATGTCCCGGTGGTCGACAAGTTCGGCAACCGCGTGATGACGATCGACCAGCCCGCGACCGGCACCACTCCGGCCACCTACAAACCTCTGCTCTACCCAGTCCCGGTCATGGAAGACTACGAACAGGAGTACGAGGAAGAGGCGCCGCCGGTGATGGAAAGCGTACAGACCCGCGTGGCCGGCAACCGCTACGGCATCCGCTACGAAGAAGCACTTGCGCTCGAATGCGCCTATCTCCGTTCACGACTGGGGGCCTGATGGACAACGCTACAGCACAACAAAACGCCGTCGCCATCGCGGTCATCCAGACTGAGGTCGAATACCTGAAAACCGGGATGGCAGAACTTCGGTCCACCAACGCGCAGCAGAACGAAAAGCTGGACAGGGTGCTGGCCCAGCTCGCCGAAGCCCGCGGCGGCTGGCGCACCCTGATGCTTATCGGTGGCGCTGCCGGCTCAATCGGCAGCGGCCTGACCTGGCTGGTTTCCCACATGCCGAAAGTTTAAACATGGACCGCAAAAAACTGGCAGCACAGCTCACGATCGACGAGGGACGCCGCGCACTGATCTACCTCGACACCGAAGGAAAATGGACTGGTGGTGTTGGCCGCAACCTCACCGACCGCCCGTTCAGCGACGACGAGATCGACCTGATGCTCAAGAACGACATCGTCATCGCCGAATCAGACCTGGACAAACACCTCCCCTGGTGGCGCCAGATGTCCGAGGCCCGCCAGCAGGCGTTGGCCAACATGACCTTCAACATGGGCATCAAGCGCGTGCTCGGGTTCAAGCAAACGCTCAACCTGATGCAGGCCTGCCGCTACGATGCCGCCGCGCTGGAAATGCTCGATTCGAAGTGGGCAAAGCAGGTTGGCGATAGAGCCAAACGTTTGTCTGAACTGATGCGCAAAGGAGAATTCTGATGGAACCCGTTACCCTCGCCCTCACACTGGCCCAATTCGCGCCATCCCTGATCAAATTCTTTACAGGCAGCGACAAGGCGGCCGACGTCGCCGGCAAGGTGATCGACATCGCCAAGACGGTCACCGGGGCGCCCACGGGCGATGCCGCGCTGGAGGTGCTGAAGGCCGACCCGGCCAAGGTGCTGGAGTTCCAGCAGGCAGCCATGGCGAACGATGCCGACCTGACGAAGGCGTTCCTGGCTGACGTACAGAACGCTCGCTCGCGCGACATTGAGCTGCATAAGGCCGGCTTCGGCAACCGCCGCGCCGATGTGATGGTGGCGCTCGATGTTCTGGGCCTGATCGCCTGCCTGCTGGTGCTGGTGCTGTACCGGGAGAAGCTGCCCGGCGAGGTGGTCGGCCTGCTGTCGGCGATCTCGGGCATCTTCGGTGCCTGCCTGCGCGATGCCCACCAGTTCGAATTCGGCAGCTCGCGCAGCTCGCAGATCAAGGACGCTACCATCGCCCAGATCACCAAGGCTTGATGGATCTGCACGTGCTCACGCCGCGCGGGGCCTACCTGGTCGTCCAGGTCATCGACGGCAAGGTGGTGATTCCGCCAGGTCTACTAGAGCCCGCCGCCGCGCCGGCTCAGCCAGCACCCGGCAGGTAAGCACAAATCCGGCGCCGCGCGCCTGCAGGAACGCGGCAGCGCGCCGGACTCCCTGGGACTTGGCCAGCACCAGGGCGAGGTCGACGGCGAGGGCGAGGTCGGAATTCTTGCGGTCGGTTGTCATGCGTGCACGATACCGACCACCCGCAGGTGCCCGGTGACCCGGGTCAAAAGTGCCGAAAATTCCCCACGAATTCCCCAGCTGTCGAACCCGCCTTAACGGGATCGGTCCAGAAATGAAAAAAGCCCTTGAAATTCAAGGGCTTTTGTATTCTGGCGGAGAGAGGGGGATTCGAACCCCCGATAGGCTATGAACCTTCCGCTTTGGGTATTGTAGGGGATGCTGGGGGCTTCGTCCATAGGAGAGCGCCCCCTAAGCTTCCCTTGATTTCCCCTGTAATTCCCCGGGAAATTCCCCGGACTTCGTTATCGCCTGCTCCAGCTTCGCCATCTCGCGGTCGTCGTCGGCGCCGCTGATCCATTTCGCGTACACCGTGAAGAACATCCGCAGGCTGTGTCCCATCTGCCCGGCCATGAACCCTGGCTTCACCCCGCTCATCAGGCCCATGGTGGCGTAGGTGTGGCGCATATTATACGGACGCCGGTAGCGGATCCCGACTTTCGTCAACGTGGCCTTCCAGAACGACCGCACATCGGTGATCTTCACGTAGGTCCACGGCTCGCCGGTCTTCGGGTCGTGGAACACGTGCTCGCCGGCTAGAAACGTGTGGGCCTTCTGCCGCTGCAGTGCCTCGATCGCCATGCCGTTCAGCTTCACCACCCGCGGTTCGTAGGTCTTCGTGGTGTCCGATTCCTCGTCGTACACGTTGGCGCCATCGATCAGCACCTCGCGCTTGCGGAAGTCGATGTCGCCCCAGCGCAGCGCAATCCCTTCCGACGTGCGCAGGCCGGTGAAGAACATGACCTGGACGAAGTTCAGGACCTGCTCCGGGCGGTGTTCGCGCAGGTGCTTCAGGATCGCGTGAACCTCGCCCAGGTCGAACGGATCGGGCGGCGGCTTCTGGTAGCCGGCCCGCTTCACCTCCGAACAGGGATTTTCCTTGATCAGCTTGTCCAGGCACGCGAACTCGAACACGCCGTTGATGAGGGAAAGTTCGTTGTTGCGGCTCTTGCCGCTCTTCCAGGTACCGCTGTTCAGGGCGGTAAGGATGTCCGAATAGCTGACCTCTCCGATCGGCTGATTTGGCAATGCTTTCTTCCAGAAGTTGTTGATGCGGGTTTCGTATTGCCCCTTCGTCGAAGCCTTGCCGGCGTAGGTTTCGACGAACTTATCCATGACGTCGTGCAGCATCGGGACGCCCTCTTCCGGCTCGTCCGCGTGCGGCGACTTCGGGAAGTACTCGGCATAGTTGAACGTCCCGTTGCCGATCTTCTGCCTGATCTCGGCGACCAGGCGCTTCGCGTATTTCGCATTGGCCGGGGTCGGGGCCATCGGCTCCTCGTCGATGTACAGCGTCTCCTTCCGCTGCTTTCCCCGCCATTCGAACCGGATCCTGATGCTCTTGTCGCGCAGCTCTACTCCGCCTGCTCCACCCATTTGTTGTACGCCTCCATGCTCAGGTGAATCCGTCCGGACACCTTCTTCCAATGTTTCCCCTGCAGCCAGACGCCGTCCTCGATCTTCCGGCGGACGGCCTTCTCGGTATAGCCGGTCAGGGTGCAGAACAGGGGCAATAGCACCCATTCTACGTAAATCGCCATGTTGCCCATCTTGGGTCCCTCGCTGTTCGTCACATGCATGTTCCCTCCCTATTCCAATCCAGCATTCGGCAACACACGGCGCTCTCCGTGCAGCTGCACTTCCAGCGGCAGCGGCGGCACGGCCGGCACCGTGCCGCGGCGCTCGTACGCCGGCCGGCGCCGATCATCGACCCGCGAGTCGAGCAGGCCGCCCTTGCGGCGCGTGATTTTTCGTTCTTTCACGATTCGATCCTCCGGAACTCGACCACCCACACCCAAGGATTCGCCGCCCAGCTGTCGGTGCCGTTGATCTGCTCCCAAAGATCCATGTACCAGTCGCGCGCCGCATCGGCATGCACCTGCGGATCTTCCGAGACTTCAGGGCGACGCTGCCAACCCTCGGCCACCGCGTCTGCCTCGCTGATGTCCTGCAGCCGCTCGACGCGCACGCCGGTGATCTCCAGCAGGATGCGGCTGTCCTTCCTGAACATGTGGATCGATGGCTTCCACGTGATTTCGTCGACCGGCGGCAAGTTCGTGTATCCGGCCGCGCACGCCGGATAATCGGCGCGGTAGAAGGTCGGGCCCGGATCTAGGGTCGTCGGCTGTGCCCAGGTCTCGCGCACCCACAGGCGGTCGCCGGGCTGGCCGTAGGGGCAGCGGCAAGGCGTCCGCGATTCCTCGACGTCATACCCAGGGCCAGCGCCGCCGAGGGCCGAGTAGACGAAAGGCGACTCACCATCGTGCCCTTCCTCGATCGAGCAGGATGCCCACGGCTGACGCTTCAGCGCCCGCCGAGTCTGGGTCTTCGTGCCGTCGAGCAATGCGCGGACCATGGCGCCGCTGAAGAGGATGCCGCGTTCAGTCATGGTGGCCGCCCTCGCTGTCGGTGGCGCCGGCCAGATCGTACCCGCCCAGCTCCTGCGTCTGGTCGACCAGCTGCTGCATGGCCGCGTCGCGGTAACTGCGCAGCGCGTCGTCCCACTTCCCCTGCAGGTCGCTCAGCATCACGCAGGCGGCTTCCGTCAGCGGCTCATTGGCCTTATGCTTCAAGTTGAACATCACGTTCGCCATCTGCGAGCCCAGGCGGATCAGCTCGTCCGGCGCCGGGCCGATTTGCAGCAGCGCCGCAACCTCTGCCGGCGTGCCGATCGCGATCACCCGCTCCCCGCCTGGGATCGGCACCAGGTTCGCCGCGGTGCTGGTGTAGTGCTGCAGCTCGAGCGCGGCGGCCAGCAGTCGCAGGCGCTTCGCTTCGTGCAGGATGTCGGTGTTCTTGTCCATGGTGTCCTTTCAAAAAGTGCCAGATTTGGCACTCAGGCCGAAGGCAGGGTCAGCGCCAGCGCGACGTTGCGCACCCAGATTGGCGTCGCGCTCAGCACGAAGGTTTCGCCGGCGCCGGCCAGCAGCAGCGTCGCCCCCATCACTTCCGCGATCGCGGTAGCAGCATCCGGCGGCACCAGGTTGCCGATGTGCTCGCGCCACACGCTGTCGCTCATCCCGTCCAGCAGCAGGTATTCCTCTGGCTCGATCAGCGACTGCAGAGCAGCCAGCTCCAGCGTGGTGAACGGCCGGTGCCAGGTTCCGTCGAGCGCACGGATGATGGCGACGGTCTTCTGGTCCGGCGCCGGCAGCGCATCAATGCGAGGATCCGCAACCGACCAGCGGCCGTTGTCCTGGCGCGCGGCCGCGCTCACGGCACCGCTGGGCGAATCCCACGGCACCACGCCATAGTGGCCGCCGGTCAGATAGGCGTCGCCTTGCTGGCGGGTGTTCAGGCTAGTGCGCGGGTCAGCAACGGCGAAGGCTCCCTGGCCGGTGGTGCTGGCGGCGATAACGGTGCCGGCCGGCTGGTCGAACGGTGTGACCAGATACTTGCCAGCGCCGTCGAAGCTGCTGGTCGACCGCGGGTCGGCCACGCCGCCACCGCTGGTCGGTTTGAAGTCAGCCGTCACAGTGCCGCCGGCCTGGTCCCAGGCCACGATGCGATAGACGTTGCCGTGACGTTCGCCCGACGTGCGCGGGTCGGCCACCGAAAAGCCGCCCTGTATCGGCGAACGCTGCGCGGTGATCGTGCCGGTCGGCTCATTCCAGCTGCGCACGCCGAGCTGGCCGTAGTCGCCGCTGTTCGAGTAGCGCGGATCCGCTATGCACTGGCCCGTGCCGTGGGCGCCGGAGACCACGCGCGCGGCTTCCTCCCAAGTGCCGACGCGCAGCTCGTTGCTGTGCTTGGCCGGGCCCATGTGGCGAGGATCGGCCACCGAAAATGCGCCGGTCATCGGGCGGCTGTTGCCGGTGACGGTGCCCGACGGCTCGCTCCAGTCGCGCACGCCCAGCACGCCGCGGTGCATTTCCGGCACGATCAGGTATTCGCTGAGATGCCCGTTCTCCACCGCCAGGCGGTTCAGGCTGCGCCAGTCGCTGCCGGCTTCCACGAAGGCCAGGCGCACCCAGGTCTTCCACTGCAGGCGCGGAATGCGATGCATCGGGCCGGCGGCCTCGTCGCCCGGGAACGGCATGCGGCCCAGCACGTCGCCGACGGCGCGCAGGCGCTTCTTCTCCGGCTCGTACAGGAATGGCGGCACCTTCTCAGCGTGCCGCGCCACCAGCAGGAAGCGCTTGCGGCTCTGGGCCAGGCCGCCCAGCTCGCCGCAGTCGTGCGTGGTCTCGGCCACGGCGTAGCCGTAGCGCTGCAGCACCTGGTTGATCTGGTCCAGCAGGTGCCGGCCGCGCGTCGCCAGCCGCGGCACGTTCTCGAAGACGATCAGGTCGACCGGATCATCCGCCCAGGCCTCGGCCATCAGCCAGATGCAGCGCAGGGTGAGCGCGTTCAGGGCCTGGTACTTCGGCGTCAGGCTCATCGTCTCGGACAGCAAACCCGAGGCGCCCTTGCACGGGCTGCTGATGAACACGACGTTCGGACGCTCGTTGCCGGCGGCGCGCCGGATGTCGGCTGGGCCCATCTCGCGCCAGGTCGGCGGCGGTTCCTTTCCGTGGAAAGCGGTGTACTGGTCGCGGCTGAACAGGTCCATGACGGTGCCTGGCACGCCGGCGATTCGGTTGAAGTCGCGGATGGCGGCCGGCGAGACGTCGACGCCGCCCAGGCAGCGGAAGCGCGCGGACATGGCGCCCACGCGGGGGTTCGCCTTGTTGAAGCCCTTGGCGCCGCCGCCGATGCCGCAGCAGAAATGGAAGTGAGTGAATTCTTGGGTGAAGGTGTCGCGGGGCATTCGTGTTTTCCTTAGTCGTTATTCTTACCTGCGGCCGGCGCCGCCGGCAGGTGCATCCAATGGGTCACGTGTTGCCGCACCTCCGCGCCGCTGACGTAGATCCAGCGGCCGTAGTCGCGCACCGCCGGCCAGACCTCGCCACCGTCCAGCGCGATCAGCACCAGGACGTCATCGTCGGGCAGCACCGTGGCGGCGTCGGTCCACGTCAGCGCGCTCATGTCGCAGCTCCTGGCGCCGGCCCAAACAGGGCCACGTCCATCCAGTGGCGGTGCATGCCAATCTGGCGCGCCGGCACGATCCAGGCGCGCTTCTGGTGCTCGGCCGCCGCCCGCGACACGCCGGCCTGCTGAGGGTCTTCCTCGAGCGCCCAGACCGCACGGCCCTTCTCGTCCTTGTGGTCCATCTGGTAGACCTCGCCGACCTCCTGCAGGCTGCACAGGTAGCCGTACACGGTGCGCGTGGGCATGCCTAGCGCTACGGCCAGCTCAGCGCGGGACAGCGGCTTCTCGGCCAGCAGCTCGCGGAGGCGCTCGATCGCGGCATCGCGGCGCGCGATCTGGTCAGCGGTGTGGCCGCCCGGGATGAGGCTGGGATTGCGCGCCACCATGATCACGCCGCCTTCGCCATGCTGGGCGGGAACAGGTCGTCGGCGGTCTTCACCTCCGGCGGCGTCAGCACCAGCTCGATGTCGCGCTGGATGAATTCGCACAGCTTGCCGACGTCGTCCGCTTCCGGGTGCGCGGTGATGCGGAAGGTGATCGCCACCGAACCGCCGTTCATCGCCTCGATCGTGAAGTGGTCGACCTTCACGTCGTGCAGCACGATGTTGCTCTCGCCGCCCAGGCCGTAATCCACCTCTGCGGTGTAGCCGGTCGCCTCCCAGTCCCATTTGATGGCGCCCATCTTCGGGTAGCGCAGCACGGTCAGGCCGTCGCCCTCGGTCACCTGGTCGACCAGGTCGGGGTTTTCGTCCTTCTTGAAGAGGTGCTGGCGCAGC